GACAATAAATAACAGTAGAACATATAAGAGAGAAGAATAATAGATGACAAGATATATAGTGGATGAAATATATAGTAGATGACCAGAAAAGTTTGAGATGAGAAGAGAAGACAGGCCAGCCCACGGACGCCCATAGATGCCTTGAATGACCGCTAAAATCGCCTGGGCAGGTCAAAAACAATACATTCCCAGGGCTTGTAGAATCGCCGTGAATGTCGCTGTACGCCTATCTAACGGACTTTTTATAAACTCCCTAGTTTTACATCAAGGCAATAGCAAACGAACGTACAACGGCAAATAGAGGCCATAAAACGGAAATGCTGTATTTTCCATTTTAAGGGCCGTTAATTTCTGGCATTAAACTATACCTAAATGAAAATAAAAAGCCTTAGAACGTCAAATACGAACGTTATTGAATTGCCTTATATCGTCGTATATGCGATTCTAACAGCTTTTAGTTTAGCCGGCGTATAGAACACTATGAAAATATAAAAGCGCGTCACAAGTCCATACAATGCGATATATAGGCAGCTTACAAAGTGCTGCCAAATAGCTACATCAATATAGTATACTAAAATTGTATAGTATATAGGCATAAAAAAAGACGGCCCGAAGGCCGTCTATGTGGCAGTCTAATCGTCTTCCTCCATGTTCCACGGGGCATAATCATCGTCAACGTCAGAAAACGAAAACAATCCACAAAATTCGACGAATACATACGAATCGGAAAAATCATAGTCACCGTCATGTGCCATTTCTAAAGCGTTATAAGCATCTACACATAAGAAATTTATATTTTCCCTATTGTTATCTAAAATATATAAGTCGTCGTATTTATCATGGCCGTCATTTCCGCGTTGTACGTTCCACGTTTCTATAGCTTTTTCAATATCCATCGTTTTATAATCTGCCTTCATAATATCAAGCCTCCCATAAAATTATAGCATGGGGCCAGCCACAAGGCCAGCCCTATTGTCAACTTAAAACGAATAGTAAACAGCTGTACAATATACTGCGTCCGGGTCGGTAACTCCCATAACTGCATAAGCCACTTGATTATCTTCGCTGTCATAAAGTCCATCAACGTCGACAACTACAAACCGCTTGCCTATACGCTCTTGTAATTCTTTACGCGTGATACTTGCATAGACGTAATTACAAGAACATTGGTCAAACTCATGCTCTTCTAACCATTTTTCTCGTTCCTGATATGACGTAAACGCATAATAAGAAAATGCATTGCCATTCATCGACAATGGGGAAATGTTGATACCCCATTGACAATACTGTACATAATAGAACCGCTGTTTTTCCTGTTTTTCCATAATAAAAGCCCCCTAACAAATAACAATTATCTCAAGTTTAAAACTGCAATCGCAACGAGTGCCATGACTATAATACCCATAAAAAACACCTTCTTTTTTGACAAAATATATCATTAATATATCTATCTCATAATGATAGGACAGACGACGCCAACAATAGAACCGTTATTTTTAATTACTATTGGCCTATTTTTATTCGTAATAAATTCCAATTTTTCAGCCTTTAACATACGGAAAATGGAATCAATGTAGAACGAATTTACGAATTTGTCACCAATAGGTAACGGTTTTTCTGTTGCTGCCTTAACGCTTCTACCGTTTAGTTTTAAATGCTTCACAACGGCGTCATAGTCAACGGTTGTCGTATTTTCGCCATTTTCTGCCCATTTGCTTGCACTGATAAGAATACCGTCCGCCTGCTTAACTGTCGCTCCATACTTGTCTTGCGGTGCTTTTAAGTCATCCGGGACGCCGAACGTTGCCGGGATATTAAGAACCATATGCGGGTTAATAATTGTATAAATATTATCGTACAAGCTATACACATAACTCCATGTAGTGCTTTCAGTACAATCATAGAGACGATAATATTTATCAATAAATGTTCTGATTTCTGCAAGCTGCGAGCGTGTCGGTTTTTTGCCTGTTTTGATAGCGTCAAGCTGCGACTTGATATAATCTAAAATATACACTCTTTTTGTATCAACGTTATAGATTGCCAGCTTGTCAACGTCTTTATAAATTTTAGTTAAAACTTCTATTGCTTGCGAGTTAGTCATAATATATACCTTCCTTTATTTTACAATCTTATAATCTTTATCAAAATCGACATTATTGGGGCTGTCGACAATATCAAATAAAATAAAATCATCGTCTGCTAAAACGTCCTTATAGCGTCCTTCATAAAAATCATTTGTCAAATCATTAAGAATATCTGTTCTAATTAAATCAGCAGCGGTTGCGACGTCACAAGAGTTTAAAGTGCCACATTCGTCAAAATAAAAATAATCATCATAAGTCGTAAAGCGTCCATAAGAATCTTGCACCATGTCTATAATCTCTGTTGGCGATGTACTACAGAATACGTCGTCTAATTCATCCATGCTGTAAAACGCCCACGGTTCATAATCGATACCGTAAGAATTGATATCACGGACTAAGTCGATTAAATCTACATCATCCATATTGCCCAAATATTTCTTGATTGCTTCTTTTTTCGTCATTGTTTCCATAAAATCAAGCCTCCCATTTTCATAAACTATAATCTAAAGGGATATAATACCCTTATTCATGCACTAGAATTATAATTACTCTAGTGCATAGTAAAGGTGTTATAATAACTGAAATTCATCGAATTTCACAGCCTTGCGTTTAGCTGTTACATGGTAAAAAGCTTTGACCTTTTTACCTTCTAACCAGCCGTTAAAACACTGCGCGTCCTGGCTTGTACCCGTTACGATATCCCCGTTGTCGTCATGAACAACAATGACTTTATAAGTCGCGTTTCCGTTTATGTCGTTGCGCTGCCATTTGCAAACCTTCACGATGCCAGTAAAAGAGGGCCGTTCGTGTTCCTTGATGAGCCTATCTGTCAAAAAGTCGATATCGTCGGCATAAAACGCTTGTAGCTCATCTGCCACCTGACGCCGTTCCGAAGTATTCAGAAGATAATGCCATGCCGAGATATATCCGTATTCATCGACATAATATTTTTGATACACGTTTTTATAGTAATGTTGCAAACTATAATTAACGACGTTATACCACGCCTTTTTGCTCTTTTCATCATCGCATATCCCTTTGTACTTCTTTCGTGCCAAATTATTACAAACCGGCACAATGACATTGTTGTAAATAAGTCCATTATTTTCGATGTAAATTGTAAAATCTGCCATTACATCAAGTTTTTCCTGTTCTGTCATAATAAAATCGCCTCTTTTCTAAAAAAGTCTTGGAATGGGAGAATAGAATAAAAGCGCTTCACGGATAGCGTCTTGCGTTTCCGATTGTAAAGAATTAGCTATACGTGTAAGGCCGCCCAATAATCCGTTGTACCGTTCGACAATATTCTCAAGATTTTCTTTATCTGCCTCTAATTTTTTTACATAATCAGCACATAGCTGACTGTAACTTTTTGCGTACATTTGCCAGGCCTTTGCGTTAATTCTAAAATTACCGGCTTGAGTGTACAGTTTTTCGTATTCTGCTACATATACACATTTCAAGTTATACGGGATTTTCATGCCTGGAAAATGTACAGTAACAGAAAATGTGCCATTTTCATAGCTGCCATTAATGTATACGTATTTATACGCCGACTTGATTTTTTTGTAAATTTCATTATCTATTTTGCTGTTCCAACATTTACCGTCGTACTTTTCTACTTCTTTCGACAAAGTCAAGGCAATTTCGTTAATTCTGCCGATATCTTTAATCATATGATTAATAATATTTTTTACATTTTCAATTCTTGATACCTGCCATTTTTCGATTGCCATAATTGTAAACCTCCCTTAGTCGCCAAAAACGGCGACAAATAAGATTAAAAATACATAACCTGCCAGCATGACGCTTACAAAGGGTAAAACGCCATTCGTCAAAAATTGCTTATCTTCGGGCCAACTTTTATACATCTGCTGGCACCTCTTTTACAAATTCATCCATGATAAAGCCGTCTGCATTGTAATAATGCTCTTGCAATTCATACATGACAGCTTCGTTATTTGTTGCGCCATCATGTGCTATTTCTAGCACTTCGTAAATATCCCCGGATAAATCACTTGCAAAGTTGTCGAGAATTTTATCAAATTCATCGACTTTATTACCCAGGAAGTAATCAATATGCGGATATTCGTCTAAGTCAAAATCAAATGAATACCATACATGGTTAAACCCTTGATAACGGCCATCTTCCCTAAATTCGATTTCACCATTATCACAAAAATGGTCAAGAAGGTCAGGCCAGCGGAACGACTTCGCAAACGATGGGAAGGACGTTTTAATAAATTCTTTTAATTCATCGCCTGTTATAACGTCAGTTGCAAACGTTGCGCCACTGCCTTGGGTATATGACAAGTCCCAGGGAATCCGGGTAACGGGCAACTTATACTTTTTGTAAATGGTATCAATGTAGTTGTCAATGACAAGGTCTATACCATAATCGAAAAAGCCGCTTTCGAGTGCTTCACGGTCAAAATTCTCAATCAATGACCGCTGCACACTAGCTGGCAATTCATCAAAGGTATAAACCGGTTCAGCCTTATACCCGACAACAACAGTTTCCGTTATCGGGGTAATGATAAGTTTTTTCGTATTTTCCATAAGTCAATCCTTCTTTCCTTCGTTATGGTAAAGAAAAACGTTTGCAATCTCTGTTCCGTCGTTCATTTTGTACCTGTAATAACATACCCAGTTACATGGGATATATTTGAGCCAGTCCGCTGGCAGTCTCATGTCGTCGTGCGACATGGCAAAACGTTCGACGTCTTCACGGATTTTGTTTTCGTCTTCCATGTTTTCGCCTCCCTTACATGTCACGCATAGGGAAGACATAACGCTTGACGCTTGTATACATACCGTTGTCGCCGACTTCCCAAACTTCGAGCCAGTCGGGGTAGTAATAATTTTCCCCATTGGCAACAGCGTCGTCATAATCTTGCGTTTCCCATTTACGAGCGGCGACAACAGCCCGGAAAAGGTTTGGAGCTTCGACGGTGAAGAACCCGTTTTGCTTCGTTGCGTCCATGTATTCGTCATAATCATTGACGTCTTCGATAATTTTTTCTTGAATTACCCGGATAATTTCATACTTTCTCATAACTTTTTTACCTCCCTTAAAATTTTTCAAATGTTTTTAAGATAGACGCCCGCGTGGCCTGCTCCATGTGCAACACGCGGAAGTGTACCGTACCACATGGAACACGGTTAGCGCTCAACAAGCGCCATTTTCCGCGCTTGAAAAGCAATACGAATGTCGTTGCCATTGGTACGCCTTTATAACTTCTTGCAAATCTTTGATAGTGTACATTGACGTCTACTTTTAAGTCTTCTTTGTTGATACCCTTGAATTTTTCTGTAAGGGAATCGATAGCAATAACAACGTCGTAATAGTCTGTAATACGTTCACGGGCCTGTCCGTTTGCGTCGTCGAGGACTGCCGTAATTTTTTCGGCGTTGGCACTCTTGACGATAATACCGTTGTTGCCCTTTTTGGCCTTTTCCGGTTGTTCATCGTCGGCCTGGCCGTTATTTACAGCGCTCGGCTTTTTACAGCGGCGGCCTGGCTATGCTGTTTTTTCAAATATTCATCATAGGAAATGACAGTATAGCCCCAGTCCGGGTCAGTAGCTTCGTAGTACAAGCAGGCCGTTATTTTCTTACAATAGTGTTTAAACCGCATAAGTAATTCGCCTGTCTGCTTATTTACTATTGCGTACTTATAAGGTGTAGTCGGTTTTTTGCAAGTTTGCGATAAGTCTTTAGTCGCTACAATAGTTACGTGCAAGTTTAATACGTCGTTGATGATAGCCATAGCCTGCTTGAAAATCGGGCCATGTTTAGCCCCAAATGGTAGCAATGCGTGTAAAATTTCATGGGCTACCGTGTTTTCATCAAAATCAAACATGCGGGAAATACGAACAACAGCAACAGGAAAATGGGGCCGTAAAATACATTGGCCCAAGTATGTGCCGGCGTTACACCATTCAAAAGTTATCGTTCTATCGGTTAAGGCGTCCGGCATTTCGTCGGACAGCACCTTATAAATAGCTATATACAATGTTGAGCAAACATTTTTTTCGTGGCCTACAATCTTTTTCATACCGTTGCGCCTCCCTTCGCTTTAAACGCTGTTACGACTTTATGGTACAGCCACAAGGCCAGCCCTTGATTGATAGGAACGGCCAGAAAAAAGCCTTCGTCCGGGCCTGCTAGGGTATAGCAGACGATGTAGATAACGGCGAACAAAGTTAATGCCAGGGCTTCGTACCACAAGACACTAGCCTGGCTGCCAGTGTGTTCAGCCTTTGCGACGCTTGCAAGGACTTTTTTTGCGGCCGTATAAATGGCAGCTTTGATAACGTCGGTACTGATTTTCAGCAGGTCGGCGATACGATTTAAACCGATTCTTACCCACTTTGTACCATCATAGAGCCAGTAGTGACGACTGGCTGTTCTTTTTACGAGTCGACCCATAATAGAAACGACAATTGCTTTTTTCTTGTTTTCCATAAAATTGACCCCCTTTAAGGTTGAATAATAATTTTAACTAATGGGGCTAGGTTTTACATGCACAGCCAGCATATAGGCGGGGTTTATGCTCATCACATCTTTTCAGCGGTATGATACCGCCCCCAGCTGCCGCTTATTGACCTCTACCGGGATTCCTCCCAGCATTGGCAACGGCAGAAGCTGCCTAGTTTTTTCTATGTTCAGTTGTCAAAGGACTTAGATAGGGGGGGGGTATTAGTGCATTTGCACTATGTTTTTCTTTATGTCTTTCTCTTATCTTTAACTATATTATACACTTTATGTAGTGCAATGTCAAGTAAATTAGTGCAATAACATGATAAAATTTTAAATTTATCTAATTTGCACTAATGTTATTTTTGTGATACAATACAGTAAAAAGCACAATGGGGAGGTATTAAAATGTTAAGTAAGCAAGATAAAACCATAGCTATACAAGTACGTATTACAAAACAACAAAAAGATAAACTAGATATGATTTTAAGTAAAACAGGCGTGACACAATCTAATTTAATACGTATATTCATTGATAAGTATATCAACGAACACAAGGAATTATTGGATAATGATTCTAAATAATTAAGGCTGGCTACAAGCTGGCCTTTTTTATTGCCTATATTGTGTACTATTTTAGTATAGTTTATAGGTAAAAGAAAAGCCCCATTTCTGGGGCTTGAAAGAGATAATTAGAGGTTTTTAGGAATTACCTGAGATAATGTGTTACTCGAAAAGTTGTTCCACGGGGCGGAGCCGTCATTGTTACTATTAAAACCGACAACTTCGTTTCCTATTCTATAAATATACTTGTCACGCGGACTATACAAACCTGCCTGCGCCCACGTTCTAACTACATCATGCGGGTCAGCGAATATAATCGCCTGGGCCATTTCGTCATTGTACATAATAAAGCCCTGGTAACTTTTCATATATTGTTCGTGATTTGCAGGGAAGCCTTTGTATTGTTTGTTCCATTCTTTAATCATCATGTTATCATTCCCTTCTTTTTTGTTTAGTGTTATTTAGTGTACCGTTTTAGCTTTTCGCAAGCATCGACGCCGACACTTGCTACTTCCCACACTTTTTTCAGGTCTGGGGGTAGGCTGTGCATGTCTGGGGCTGTCATGTAACAAGCTTCTACGATATCGCTAAAAGCTTCTTTGAGATACAAGGCCATTTCCGGCTTGTATTCGTCATTAATGGCCTGCAAAGCATCGGCCATTTGATACAAAGTAGCGATACAATCTTGATATCGCTTCACCATGTTCTTTTCTTTTGTTGTCATTATTATCATTCCTCCCTTACCTTTAACTATATTATACACTTTATGTAGTGCAATGTCAACAATATTAGTGCAACTTATTTATTTTATTCATCTTATTATTTAATAATTATTATTGTTTATATCAATCTATTTATTATTGTATCTATTTGCCATTTTAACGGCTTTTACGATTCTGATATATGATTACATGCAATACAAGCTTAAAGACGCTTACAACGGCATACAGAGCGATATATTGCTTTCGTATAGTAAAGTATACTTGATTGATACACTATTAAGGCCAGGTAGACTTATAAAAAGTTAGTTAGGCTATCAAAAAGTTAGCAGATAGGGAAATATAAAATATACTATTTAGGTGTGATTTATAAACTAACAAAAAGGAAAGACAAAAGGTCAAATCAAAAGTACACAAAAATTGAAATAAGAATTGTTAGTAATGCGAATTATATAGAGGTTCAAAAAGCGAAAAGTCAAAAGCCAAAAATAATTTGCAATGCGAATTGTTTATATAGGTACTCTATGGAGGTACGATGATGGTTATTGACATATATCGGAAATAAAAGAGTTTGCCCGCAAGACTAAGACTAGCCATGGGACGCTTTTTGTCCCACTTAAAAAGGCGCGCAGATTCTCTTGCCTGGCTTTACTATTGACCTTTTGATTTTTGTACCAACATAAAAAATCTTGTATATTCTCAATTCCTGGGCGTTATCGAAAATGAGTGTCCTCTTTTTACATAAAAGCGGACAGTCGATGAATGGCATGGTTGAGCCGTCCTTGATTCCAAAAAGCCTTTTTTAGGCAGCTACGCCGGGGGCATTACACTCGCCCATTTTGCGACCCCAAATTAGCCCTAAAAATTGACCCAAACGAGCCATCAAAGAGAAAAATAAACCAAAAATTGTCACCCAAATACTCTTCCAAATAATCCATCAAAATGAAACCATCGAGACACGGCATAAGAAAGCCAAGTAGGGGACGAAAGCAGCCATATATTTTTACTAATACGACCCAATAGCCCCTGTATTGGTATCACTCAAATTCCAAAAAGGGGTTACGTAAATGGCCTTGATTCATAAAAAATTTTCCTAGAAATTTTTGAGCAAAAATTCTGGCTATCAAGGAAGACCAGGAAGCAATCAAAGAGGGGATAGTTATAAATCGCCCCCAAATCAGCCATCAAATTATCAGCAAAGAATCTCCAGTAGATGAGAAAATCAGACCCAAATATTTTGCCGATAGAATAGCAAAAATGTGAAACTAACATTTTGCCAAAAATAAATCAAAATGTGAAACCGTCTAATTTATAGCAGAAATGTAAAATGACGGCTCTAATTATAAACAAATTATAAACTTTTAATTTTTTTCAAAAAGTTTTCTAAAAATGGTTTCAAAAATGGCAATGTTTGGCTATATAGTAGGAGGGTAATTTTTAGATACCCTTCTAGCGTATACTGGCTAATAGTATAGAGAAGGAAAACTCAAGGAAAGTAAAAACCAAAGAAGCGACTAAAGGACTCGTCAATACCGTGAGGGTTGGCACGTCGAGAAAGCTAAAAAATAACGCTCATTGATGTCCCAAAAGGGAGTCGCCTATAGAATCGTCTATAGGAAATATCCGGCAAATGAACAGGGCCAATGAATTTAAGCTCTGCATGTAAGCTCTGTTCCCGGCGGCGGTATATGTGGCCCGTCGATAATCCATTCCTAGCCGTTTGCATTGAGCTGTCGTGGTTGAGGGAAGAACACGTTAAAATCACCACGGTCTAATCGTACCGGGGAACCAAACGCAAATAAGCAAACGTTTCAAAGTAATCATAGGAAATACATCACTAACCCGTGGAAAGGTGAGGTGATATAGGTCGTAGCAATACCATGCATAGTGAGAAGCCATAGCTGCCTTCTTGCGTGACCGAACTGGACAAAGAATCTACTTAGCTTCTAGGGGAAACTGGTGACGAATCCTAGACTGCTGGTGGCTTTGGGTTAAGAGTATCCATTTGAAGATAAAGGTTATTATGAATTTGAATGGAAGATTGCATTACTCAAGGTTGGCAAATTTGTCAGTTAGGTTCGCCTGGACGGCTCACCTAACTTCAATATAAGTTGGTAGTTAAACCTTGGACTGCTTCAATCAATGCCCGTCAGGGCTTCTGAGCAAAGCTCAGAATCCAACCGCCTACGGCGGTATCAGCCTACGGCTGATAATATATATAGGGTCAGTAAAAGGGTCATGATAAATTGATATGAAAATTTGATTATAACCTTCACACTGAAATTTAACTACAAATTCATATGAATAAGATAAGTATATTAGGGCTGATACAATTACTCCCTTGCTACGCAAGGGAACCATTGTAGAGCGTCTAATATAGCCATCTTATATACCTATGAATAGGCTTATATAAGGGGAGCTATAAACTACACCATAACTTGCGTTTGACTTATGTTTTAAGGTCTTATAAATAGCGTATTGATAGGGCAGACAGTTGAGTCTTTGTGGTTATTATAGACTTTCGTGCGTAGCACGGTTATCTATATGAGCAACAAAGTTGGCAACTGTCTTAACTATCAATAAAACCTATCTATTTGCCTTTCTAACGGCTTTTAGATGATGTTATATACAATAACATCAAAAGACTCGTTGTAATAGTTCAAATTGGCAATTATAAGGTGTGTTAGAAAGACACCTCTTGTTTAGTTTCAAAGGAGATTAAAATTATGAACACAAAAAAATTAGCAGGGATTGTTTTGATGGCTATGGCTCTTTGTGTGGGGAGCTGTTTTGCTGACGCTGTCCCTGCATGTGATTCGGCTCAAGAATGGTTGGCAGTCACAAACCAGCAAGCAGCTGAAAAAGCTAAGGAAGAATCTACTATGCATTGCTATAGCGAAAACTATGACTATATGGCTGCTCCTGCTTTTGACTCTGCAAATGACGCTGTAGAGTATTACAAAGAAGAAGCTGAGTTAAAAGCTAAGGAAGAATCTACTATGCACTGTTATAGTGAAAATTATGACTATATGGCTGCTCCTGCTTTTTGATGCAGGATAACTCCGCATGGCTTGTATGGTATAAAAAGGAGCTATCCCTTATGCAGGGACAGCTCCTTGGCTCATAAATGCTTTCCTAAATTCCTCAATATCGGATGGGACTACAACTGGCAGCTTTTCACGATTATCCGTAGGGATAACGTCGTAGCTATCGCCATAGTACATCACGAGATTGAGTTCACCTGTGGGCATCTGAACGACGCTGTAGGTGGAGCAGACAGGCTCACCGTTATATGCCTTACCAGCTCGCCTTGCTGAAAGGTCAACGATGACTGGGAAACTCAGGTCGTCTGTATTCCAGTTGAATCTTCCGACCAGCTCCGATAGAATCCGAAAATGCTCCTGGAAAGCGTTATTTGATTTTGGTTCTTCCATAATCAACCTCCTAGTTTTATTATATCTATTATAGAACGGTCGTTCGGAGAACGCAAGTTCCATCTATAAAATCATCCTATAAAGCCATCTTGGAATACAATCCATCGTTGACGATATCCTGCGTAATACCAAGATACCTTTGGGTTGTCTTCGGCGAGGAATGGTTAAGGGCTGTCATAATGAGCGGAATAGGAGCGCCCATCTTCCATGCCTGATAACCGAAGGTCTTGCGCATGGAATGGGTCGAGAAATGTTCCAACCCAACGACCTTAGCTGCGTCGGTCAAAATGCGCCGTGCCTGCCGAGTCGAAATATGACCACCCTGTCGGCTTTCAAAGAGCCATTCACGAGGACGCTTTTCGATGTACTGATGGATTTCGTCAGCGACGGCAGGGTTCAGCTTGAAGACTTTGATTTTGTCAGTCTTCTTTTCACGGACTTCTACGGTATCGCCTTTAAATTCGTCACAACGACGATTTACGATGTCACTGATACGAAGACCGCTATTGATTCCCAACAGGAACATGATTCTATCTCTGTCTCGTTTCAGTGTTTCTTTCATTTCTTTGATTTTTTCTTTATCTCTAATAGGCTGTGTCGTTAAGATTTTCTTTGTCATAATGAAATCACTCCTCTTGTTTATTTATTTGTCTATATTATAACACATAATGTCTATTAGTCAATTTATTTACTTTATTTATTGGTCATAGGTGGTGATTTTATATGGAAGATAAGAATTTACCGAAAATAAAGATGAGCAATATCTCGTGGGCCAAGACGGGTACGAATAAGATTGACCATTACGGGGTAGGGCCAGAGGTCATGGAAATGCGTCGTAAGGGGTATTCGTACATGAAGATTGCGAAAGAGCTGTCTACGACGTATTCAGACAAAATGGCTGGCGACACAATCTCTATGGTCACGGTAAAACGCTGGTGTGGCGTTCATGTAGACGAACCAGCAGACCAAAGAGGCGACAAAGTAGTAAACGCATATAGAGAAAACGTAAAGATGCTCAACATGATTGAAAACAATATTGAGTTGCTTACAGTTTTCCTTGATGCTACCCAGTCGATGATTGCCGAGGGGGCGGATAACAAGACTATTTTGAGTCTGTTCCATAGCACGACTGACTTACAGAAGCAGTTGGAACGCTATATTGCTCGCAAACAAGACCTGGTCATGACCATTTTCAACTTGCAAAAGGAAATCTATAACATGCAGACCATGAAAGAGGTCTTGAGAGTGGCCCTTCAGACCGTCCGTAAGGCTGACCAAAACGTCTATAACCAGGTACTCATGGAGCTTAGAAAGAACGAAAAATTCATTGAAGCCATCAAAAAATTCGACGAAAACCCGGCAGATGTGCCTGAAAGTGTAAAAAATTTAAAAAAATAGAAAAATTTTCAACTTTTTTCGCAAAAATGGTTTCAAAAAAGCGAATGTTTAGCTATATAGTGAGGGGGGGTAATTTTTAAGGGCATACATCTTCTCACCAAAGAGCGTGACCCTGCCCCCTACACTTTTTAGTGTTTGGAGTTGACGATTTATCGTTAAAGATAAAGCTTTAGGCGACCTCACAGAGCTTATCGTAGCTACTGAGGCAGTCAAGGCAGGATATAATGTCCTTTTCCCATTTGGCGACCGTGAACGATATGATATGGCGATAGATATTGGTGGCCGTATCCTTCGTGTCCAGGTGAAAACTTGCGCTATCAATAAATGGGGGAGCGGATTTACCATTGATTGCCGTACTGGGAATCATAAAGATGGTCAGTTAGTAAAACATCACTATACCGCAGATGAAGTTGAATACATGGCAACAGCATTTGAAGGTAAAGCGTATTTGATACCGATTGGTGAGTGCTATGCTACCAAAACATTGCGCTTCAAAGCGTCGGTAAATTGTAAAAATATTTCGTGGGCGCAGGACTATGAATTAAGTAAAGTCCTTGACGAAATAGTAAAAACCATGTAGCTGGCCCATATGGTCAGTCACATACAATCTGTCAACGCTGTTCACGGGGTAACATCCCACAGCGACAGCATCAGAACCGGGTCATAGAATAAATGGTAAGGATACTTCCCTATGAATCCGTTCCGTCTGTAGCAATACAGACCAGGTGAACTGTAAAAAACAGAAAATTGGTACTGGTATCATACTATTTAGAATTGTAATACAGGAACGTCGTGGTAGACGCAATACGCCGCATTGAAAGACAATGTGAGTGACCTATACGAGGGTTGGGATGACAACGACGCCAAACGGTAGGAACGTCAAAATAAGTCTATTGGCCGTGAAGCCTCAGAAATGAGGTATATAACTAGTAGCGTTCCGTTCGAGTAGCCCATAGGCCAACCCCTATATGCATATTGAGAGATTATCAATAATAAAACAAAGACGAATGTTGGGTGAAAGTTGCAGGTAATAGTCCTGCGTTGAGTTCGTGACTATGCCATTACGGTAATTGTTACAAGGTCGCTCCTTGTAGCCCGTCTTACCGTATCAACTTGTATAATAACAACCTAGATAGTGTGGTTTGCAGAAATGTAGATAGATTGTGTGTGAGTGACCATATAGGTCGCTTTCATCGGGTTCCTGAGTATGGATAGCTTAGGGCCGTTACCGTTACGGGGAGTTCAAGAGGCCTTCCTTATCAAAACCTCTTATTGTTGTACATCGAAAAGGCTTGTCCTTTTGGAAGAGGTGGAGTCTAATGACCTGCCTCTGATTTTTGTCCATGTGGTGTAAGGAAGCACAGATTCAGGTGTTGGTTCAAATCCAACCGTGGGCCTTTCTGAACGACATTATTATTAATGGATTGGAGATGATATGACGGACGTTTTAAAAGAGATTATCGGTGATGAAAATACTGCTCCTATTCGTGGCGGAGAGCTAACGGACAAGGAAATCGGTGCAACGAATTTTCAACACTTTGCTCTTACGTATTTTCCTCATATCTTTACCAAACCATTAAGCCGATTCCATCGAGAGATGTTTGCTGATGCCCAGCAGATGATTTTGGGTGATAAATTTAGTCAGCATTTCTTTGTTCGTGCAGCACCTCGTGGTTTCGGTAAATCCCGTATCATTTCGGTCGTCCTCCCTTTGTGGTGTATCTGCTATCAGTATCGGCACAATATCGTTTTGATTGCGGATACTGCCCCGCAGTCGACAGAATACATCGCTACGATTAAAGATGAAATTGAATCTAACGAGTTGCTCATTCGTGATTTCGGTCGTCTTAAATCAGAAGGTAAGTGGACGGAACTTGAAATTGAAACCGACAACAACTGCCATGTATCTGCCAAGTCATCTGGCAAAGCAATTCGTGGTATGAACTGGCATAACTATCGACCAGACTTAGTTGTTATGGACGATTTGGAATCCGACGAACAAGTCAACACAGAAGAACAACGTGAAAAACTCCGTACATGGTTTACAAAGGTTGTACTTCCGTTAGGCAATGAATACACTTCATTTTTATATGTTGGTTCAATTCTTCATTACGAAGCGTTGCTGAATATTGTTTTGACTAGTCCTAAATATTCCAACTGGGACAGAAAGATTTACCGTTCGATTTATGAATTTTCCGATTCTCCCCTATGGGTGGAATGGGAAAGGTTATTTACTGACTTATCGGACAGTCACGCAGCCGACACTGCCTATAAGTTTTACGAAGAGCATAGAGAGGAAATGCTCAATGGAACTAAGGTATTGTGGCCCGAATGGCGTGTTGACCGATATGGAAACTCCACGACCTATTATAATTTGATGATTCAAAAGTTACAGGACTCTGATGCATTTAACTCTGAATATCAGAACAACCCAATGACAGAAGAAACTCGAATTTTCAAGGAAGCGTGGATACAAAATAATTACTATTCTGAAACCCCTCAGATGAAACAAATCTATGCCGCTGTAGACCTCTCGATGGGGAAAACAAGGACGGCTGATACGTCTGCGATTATCATAGTTGGTCAAGGTGTAGATAATTATTTTTATATTCTGGAAGCCGACATTTCAAGACGAAGTCCTGACACAATCATTGCTGATATTATCAAGTACGTTGATAAATATGGTTCTGATTTGACAGGGTTCATCGTTGAAACGAACGTGTTCCAGGAATTTTTTGCAAATACTCTTGAAAAGACCTGCCGTGAAATGGGCCTTTATGTGAATTGGATAGAGCGAAAAAACGTGACTGGGGACAACAAGCTGTTGCGTATTAAGTCGATGGCTCCCAAGGTCAAGTTGGGCTATATCAAATTCAACCCGTTCCACCAGGTATTGGAAGCTCAATTAAAGGACTTCCCAAAAGGCCATGACGATGGCCCAGACGCACTTGAAATGTGCATTTCTCAATTTATGGAAAGTTCGTCTCGATTATCATTTGGCAGTGTAACTGGCAAGTACGGTAAAAAGGCGAACATATACAATTTTATTAAAGGGTGGAAGTTTTGAACATTACCAAAATCATTCAAGCGACCGCTCAGAAATTCATTAGAAGAAGTACCGCTTATAATTCGTATAGTTCTTGGTTCCCGTTCCCTATGGGGCCAGCTAAGAATAAAGAGCAAAAGGCCAATATCAAGACCCTTAGACGGTTATCCAAAACGGCAATCGCTGGGGCAGCTATCGAACAGATTGAAGACGGCGTAAAGGCATTACAGTGGCATGTGGTTTCGGCTGATGGTAAAAAACATACAAAAGAAATCGAGATGCTTACTCATATTATCCAACGGCCTAATCAGAATGACACTTACGACGATTTTATCACGCAAATCTTAAACGACATGCTTGTTCTTGATATGGGGTGCTTTGAAAAGAAGAAAGTTAGTTCGAGTTATCAACCGTTATACCTGTTCCCTATTGATGCTGAAACGGTCAAGGTTATCCCAGAATGGGACGGCGACCCCACTAAGCCACGCTATGAACAGGAAGTATACGGCAAGCCTACTTATTTTCTTGATTCTGAAATTGGCGTCATTACAAAAAACAAGAAGACCTATGTATGGACTGGTACTTCACCAACAGAGCTTGCATGGAAGCATATTCAATACCTTTTAGGCTGTCAAGAATACGCTGATTCCATCGCTTCTGATTCCATGCCAAAATATATAGTTAACCTTGGTGAAAAAGCTGGAGAGCAGGAAATTCAGAATTTCCGTAATTACATCAAGAATGAAGTCCAAGGCCAGGACACGTTGGCTATGGTTGGCACTACCAAATTGGAAGCTTCACAGGTATCGCCGATTGGTGATGATGCAACTTGCCTTTCGTGGCAGAAAATGCTGTTGCAAATTATAGCAGTTTGTTATAGAGTGCCGCCAGAACGGCTTGGTTCTGCTATTTCAAACGACCGCTCTACGACAGCTGACCAGGAAGAAAACTTCACAGAACATACGATTAAGCCGTGGGCAAAGCTCATTGAAGGAGCTATCAACAAGCACGTTGTTGAACTGCTTGGTCTTCAAGGCAAAGTTCGGTTTGAGTATATTTTCTCGCCTACAGAAGCCCAGAAGACAGCCCTCAAAGACAGATGCGTTGATATGTTCAATTCCAATTTGATTACTTTCAACGAAGCACGTAGAGCTATGCAAGGCGTTCTTCCTATTGAATTGCCGGATATCCCAAACGGGAATATTCGATTGAGTGAGTATCAAGTGTCATTACAACTGTTAACGCAGTCAAATAATGACAGCTCTGATAATAAGACAGACCCGGACAAAGGTGGTGAAGAAGACGGAAAACCAGAAGAATCTTAAATTCGACTCCACCAATGTACAGGTTGAGTTAACTACTGAACAACATCCTAACGCAATGTATTTCACTGCTACATTCGCTCGTATTGGTACTCCTTCTGATGGGACTCCTTGTGGTGCAGATGAACCTGTAGTCATTGATGCAGAAGAAGCCGCTAAGAGTATCAAGACGATGAATTTCATGGGCATTGATTGCGAATGGGATGAATGGTGGCCCGAATATTGTATGACAGGCCACGACACACGGAACAAAATCGGTGTAGTACGAAATGCCTACATCGAAGGCAATGAGCTTAAAATTGATGGCCTTATCTATTCCAAAGATTTTAGTGACATTGCGTTTTTTATCAAAAATGCGACGCCTTCTTTAGGCTTCTCGATGGAATGTTTAGCGTCGTCTGAAATTCAAGATGACAATTACGAACATTTACACGATATCACCTTTACGGGGGTTGCTATTTTATTTAAGAATTTGGCCGCATATGAAGACACATACCTTGATTATGTGGCGTCGAAGAAGAAAGGGACAAACGAATTGACAAAAGAAGAAATGGAACAGCTTACGAGTTCCTTTAAGGATGCTATTAACGCTTCCCAGGCTGATTTTGAAAAGAGAATGGACGAAAAATTTGAAGCCTTCAAAGCTTCTAAAGTAGAAGCAAATAAATCTGAAGCCAAGAAAGACGAACTGTCCAAGCTCAAAGAAGAACTGGAAGCTGCTAAGGAAGCCATGGTTGAACAGGAACAGAAAGCTAAAGAAGAACTGGAAGCTGCTAAAGCTAAGTTTGAACAAGAAAAAGCTGATTTGGAAGCCCAGCGTAAATCTAAGGCTGGTCACAAATCCTTGAACGCTTCTAAAGAAGAAATCCACGAAATTTGGAAAGACGGTTTTAGCAAAGGCTTGCCGAAGATGCTTGACAAGATGAAAGAAACTATGGAGGAACAGTAATAATTGAGTACCGAAAAGACTAAATTTATTTCTGCTACACTAGCAGATTATAACCAGTCCCACTATTGGGAGTTCCCTGAATTTCAGCAGGGTATCCAGGATTTTATTAACCGCAAAGTAACTATCCTGCCCCGTATCAAAACGGTTCCGGCTACTGGTTATCCGAGCCGTTATAAGGAACAGACTAAACTTCCACATAACGCAACGTTCGCAAACGTTCGTACTGGCGTCAAAGACGGTTCTTATGGCCTGACTTCTATTGATGACGATTATGGCCGTGTCGAAAAGGTTGTATTCCTTAAATGCCTCGTAAGTCGCATTAAATACACTTTGTTCGACAAGGAAATGGTTCAGCAGCAGGGCCAGGAAACGGAACTGCTCGCTAAAGACATGACGGATATGTTGAATGACTTCTATATGACCATGAATGATAAAATCTGGAATGGTGTCGCTGCTGGCCCGGATGATACGACCTCTCTTGAATATTCTGGTATTCTTACGCAGGTCAAAACGAAGGTTTCCGTCGCCAAACCGTATGACTTTACGACCAAGCAGGGCGATATGATTACAGACCAGATTCGTGCGCAGATTGCAAAACAGTTGGCTGACGCTAAATGGAATGTATGGCCGACTGCTATTTATGCTGACCCGGTATTGGTTGACCGTATTATCAACGAAGAACGTGACCGTGCAGGCGTCCGTCAGATTATCCCCGACGGCATGACTTTGGCTAACGGCTGGAAAGTTCCGACGGTTAATACAGCTATTGGCAACCTTCCGCTTATCTCTGATGCTTCCTTGAAAGCAACTACGGCTGATACGGAGACCAAACATACCATTGCCGTTATCAATGAAGACCTCATTGAACGTCATTATCTTACGTCGCCGACACCTCGTATCTTCAAGATGTCCTTGAATAGTGACCTGCTTGATGATTACGTTGCAGTCCTCTTTGATGGTCTTGTCGTCAAAGGCGCAGATTGCGCTCACTTCTTGATGGACGTTTCTATCTAATATTTGTAGCTTTTGGGGATGGTTAATCTATCCCCAAACCTACTTTATTATATGAGGTTTAAATGAAGTTAAAAGTAAAAGATAAAACAGTAACAGAAATCGCATTAAATAAACAGATTTATGTAGTAGATAAAAACGGCTATATCAATGTTCCTGACGGTTTAGAAGTTGATGATTCGTTATTTGAATCGGATACAGCTACGGCTAAGAAAACAGACGATACAGCTAAGGAAACAACTACTACTAAATAGAAAGGGTTCTAATGGCTGGTACGCAATATTTAACCGATGAAGAAATTCCAGACTATTGTGATTTGTTACCCGTTACCAAATCTCAAGTCATTTTTGCTTCTGGTATCATTGATTCTTTCGTCGGTAGAGTCAATGGTGGTAGCAAATTCAAGGCATTTACCGCAACTGAAACAGTTCGACCGAACCGCCGAGGAGTGGTGAAACTCAAGCATACGCCTGTGATTTCCGTTGATAAAGTTGCGTTGCAAGTGCTGAACGCTTTTCATTTTACGTCGGATGTAGAAGTTCCTGCCGACGAATTATATTGTGATGAATCTGGTTACATTCAAGTCCCAGATTTGCATGAAATGTCTGTAACACCCATTAACCTTTATGGTAGAGCGCCTGTAGCTTTTAAAATTACTTACTCATATGGTTATGCAGAAATTCCCGAAGCTGTTAAATTGGCTTGCGCTATGATTGCCATGAATATTTCACAGCAAGGTGGATTTGCCAATATCGAATCTGCCACTAACCTTGATGCTCGCTATTCATTGACAGACCCTTCGGTATTCACAGATGATATTCGTAGAATGTTGGTGAGCTACCGATGAGTAAGGATAATTTTACTATTCATTTCGATGCTACAGCGATGTTTAACCAATTCCGTACTAGATGCTCAGTCAAAGATAAAGAAGACGAGTTCGTCCTATTTACACGAATTGGACGAGGGACAAAACGGTTTACGGTTAATAATGTCTTTTGGGGTATGCTCAAATATGATTCCAATTTTGATGTTGGTGATATTGTAGACGACCATAAAGGCAATCTGTATTTCTTGGTAGCAAAAGTTAATTCCTATAGAGCTGACAAGGCTGAACTTTATAAAACGAACTGCAAAGTAAAAATTGTTCGTTTAGAAGACCAATATGAAGGCAATGACATTATCGGTCAGACTGAATCGGTAATAGCAGACGATTTATTGGCTGTCTATGAAGAAGTATCAGCGCGAATGAAAATGTATGACGTAGGGCTTCTTGAATCTACAACGGTAAGAGTATTGATACCTAAGATGGCAGATGTGAAAGTTCTTGACCGCCTTTATTTGAATAGCGCAGTCTATTTAGTGAATAACGTTAACACGTCGTCGTTTCCTGGCTTTTATTATTTACAGTTAGGGGCGGACACTCGTGGCAATTAATATTTCCCAAGAAATCATTGATTATTTCAAATTACGTGTTCGTGACTTAGAAGCGACGATTAATCTAAAACTATCAGCATACCGTACTACTCATGAAGGGTATACAGATATGAAAGTTTATGAGCCAGTGTTTTTGCAGGATGAAAACTCATTAAAAATTCTGCTTCAATATTCTGGTGTTGCTACATGGATTGAAGAATATGGTAGTGGTTCTGAAATGGATGAAAATAGTCCATACTACTCAGCTTATGAGGCAGTGATGAGGCTAGAGAGGAAAGCCAACAACAATGCTTTCACGGGTCATGCTAAAGGCGAAATCTATTTTGGCCCGGATGGGAAACCTCATGTATCAAAAAGTAATCGTTTAGCTGGCAAGAACCTAGAAAATCCACCTGGAAAAATGCAACCATATATTCCAGAAAAGGCACAGCATCTTATATTGAATGAAATTAATGCATGGTGTCAGCAAATCCATAACGAATTACGCAGGAAGATTCCAGAGCTGGTAATCATCAAAATAAAAGAGGGGGTTAGGTCGTAATGGATTATGTTATCGAATTACAGGATGAATTATTTGACCTGTTCCGCAATGATAAAGAAATTTGTACATTGCTTGGTATTAAAGATAGCAAAAGCATCGCTGAATGTTCTACTAAAATCCGTAGAGGTATCCAGCCAGCAGTCACGACCAATGATTCCCCTAATTTATTTATCGCTTATTGGATTGTTCCCAGTTATGGTATCACTACACGTAATTATTTAGTCAATGAAAGCGTCATCGAGTTTGACCTTTACTTCAAGTATCGTGGCGCAATGGTGAAGTTGTTTAAGGCAATGCAAAGAGTTTTGAAAGCTCATTATGAAGATATGGTCATCGTAGCAGAAGGGAATTCTGATTCTCCTGTTACGGGCCTTAATGCATATATGTTTAGATGTAATCCATTAGTTAAATCTTAAAGGAGAAATTGTATTGAAGGATAAACCTATTGTACTCAATGGTGTTGGTAAAGCATTTATCAGTTCCGTAGTAAATGGCAAGAAACAGCGTGTTCCGCTTGGCACATTGCAGGATATGAAGCTGACATTTAACGGTTCCAGTGAAAAAGTCTACGGTGGCGACACCATGTCCCCGATTGCTATTATCGACAAAGACCAGGACATTACGGCGACATTTACTGAAGCTCGGTTTGGTCTTGCCTATTTGAACCTGGTTCGTGGCGCTGACCTTTCTGATTCTGGTAAATGCGTATTCGACGTTGGCCCTGATTTGGTAGCGTCTGGCACGTCTTATACGGTTCCTGGTAGCCTTACTGGCATTGACCCTGAATCTGTATCGGTAGTCATTTCTGATGATGCTGATGGGTTTAATAACGTAAAGGTATTGAATTGTAAAGCTACTGAACCTGGTGATGGTGAATTTACGATTACGGCCTCTGGCGTTGTAACGCTTGGTGCAGCTGTAACCAACAAGTACATTTCCGTTTCGGGTCTGTATTCCAATGCCGAAGCTTCGTCCGCTGTCATTACGTCTGCTTCCCTGCCGGATTATGTTGAAATCCATCATAAGTCTATGCCGATGAAACAGGATGATGGTTCTAAGATTATCTTCCATACGGTCATTTACAAGGCCCGTTCGACTGGCAAACTTACTGTCGATTTTAAACGTCAGGCAGCCGCAACACCTGAACTCGAATTTGATGTAATTGACCCCCATCGTAAAGATGGTGCTATCATTACCGTAACTCGTGAAGAAGTTGCGTAAAGGGATGTAATTCCCTAAGAAAATTATAGGGGAATCTTAAACGGTTCCCCTTATTTTTTTATTGAATCACTTTGAAAGGGTTATATATGAGCAATGCAAATACATTAGTTCCAGAAGACACCTATGTAGGCTTGAATGGCAAGGAATATAAGATTCATCCCATGAAAATTGGTGATTACGCTAAGGTAGAACGTCTTTTTAGTAAAATTGACGACCAATTCTTGTATTTCAATATGCCAACTATCGAGGTGGACGATAATGGGAAACCGATTAAGAAAGAAAATGGGAAATATAAATATAACTATGACAGATTCAATGCCATGTGTGAATTATTTGAAATGGCTCTTGGTATTAAACATTCAGAAGTTTTGGAGGCCCTTGACGTTAGCACTGGTGTCTTTGTTTTAGACGCTTATAGAGGATTGAGCGGTCTAAAAAAAAAGATACAGGAAGCACAGGCGACGGCTCTCTTGACGTCGTTATCGCAAGCCTCGTCCAAAACACAAGCGAAACCAGAGAATCAATAATGCGTTATACAATCCCCCAGCTTGAAGGGTTAGCAGAGGCATTGGCCGAAATCAATAAAGACCCCAAGGACGGGGATGACGATGATGATAAGCCGTTGACTGGACAGGACGCTATAGACTCGCTCAAAGCACATGGATTAATTAAATAAGGAGATTATATGGCATTAGACGATAATAGAATTTCTTTCGGCGTTGATGTATCTACAGGTCAATCCGAAGAGAGTATTAATAAAGTAATCGACCGTATAGATGGCCTAAAAGATAAAATTAATGAGCTAAAAAAGCTCAGAACAGAAAATAAACAAGACGCTGACATATTTGCCAACTATACAAAAAGTATCCGTGACACTGAACGAGAGCTGTCTAAACTACAGTCAACGTATAATTCATGGATTCAAAAAGCAACCAATATTGACACTAAACCCATTGGTGATGTAAAGAAACAGACACAAGAGTTCATTTCTTTATTAAAGCAGTGGGATGGTCAGTCTGCTACATTCCAAAAGCAGGTTATGAGTCATTTTATGATTCCTAATTCTGCTGTTGACCAGTTGAAGCTCTATAAAAATATCATGGGTGAGCTTCAAGGGTATGGAAGCAAAAAGGTCATAGACACTGGTAATGTTGAAACGGCTTTAAAGCAGTTAGTCGCCATGGCGAAGGATGCCCAGCAAGCCGTAGATAAACTTAAAGCGTCTTTGAAGGACACAAAGGTTGGAAGTACAGGAAAATTAGCCGAGGAAGAAGAAAAGCTTTCTCGTATCCGTCAACAGCTTAATAGTTGGGATGGCAAAGGGTCGTTCTCTTCTACTATTAGTGGTTTTGATAATCTTGATTCCTACTCCCGTCAGATTCAAGCATTGCGTCGTGCTTATGAAGAACTTAACGCTGTTAAAGGGCAAAAAGGTATTGATAACGCTCAAGTAGAGTCTGCTATCGACAGCGTTAAGCATAAGTACGATGAACTGGTAGCAAAAAAGAATCAAGTCGACGCTGAGTTAAAGAAAGGTACAGAGGATGTAGCCAAGGCTAGTAAAAAGGCTTCTGACGAAGAATCTGCGAACGTAAAAAAGACCATTGATGAGTATACCCGACTGAAACTCAAGATGGCCGAAATTCAAGAACAAATTAAAAACAACTACGTAACAAATTTTAAAACTAGCCCTGCATTGTACAACACTAATTTTGCTAGGTTAAGTGCTGAGTATAAAGAGGTAGCAGAGGCAGTTAACCAAGCTGACCGAAATATGGCACGATTTGCAACGAAAACAGACTTAGCTGGCAGAGCTATGGATAGATTATATCAACGTTCGGCGTGGTTCTTTTCAGCCATTGGTGCTAATGCGATTGTTGCTGTCCCTAATGCTTGGTATGATGCTCAGATTAAAATAGAAAACTCAATGGCTCAGTTTTCGCAGGTAATGGCGACCAACTCTCACTCAGTCAATGCGTTTAAGACCGCCTTATTTGACATGGATTTTGGTAAACTGCAACAAGGGCTTAATACAACATCTGTTCAGTCTAAAGAGTTTAGCAGAGATTTGGAATACATGAAAAACTCTCTAGTTAATTTAGCTATAAAATATGGCGAAGCCAGCGATGATGTAATTAAGTCAGCCACATTGTGGGGACGTAAATACAAGGATAATCAAACTGTCCTTACAATGACCAATGCGGCCATGAAACTTGCTGTTGCCGATAGTTTCTCTATTGTCGAAGCTAATAAGAACCTTGAATCTTCTCTTGTGCAGTGGGGGTTCCAAATTAAAGATAACAATGATGCTATGATTGTATCTAATAAAATCATCGACTCTTGGACAGCCCTTGCACATAAAATGGCAGTATCCGCACAAGACTTATCCGCTGCTAACCAGAGAGCGGCGCAGTCTATGAGAGCTGTTGGCTTATCATTTGATGAAGGCCAGGCGTTGATTGCTACAATGCTTGCTAATACCCAGCAAGCAGGTGGCGAAATTGGCAATGCCATTAAATCTATTATGGGTTCCATCCATAGTAAGAAAGCTATTGAGGATTTAGAAGCTATGGGTGTAGCCGTATATAAGTTTGGCGAAAATGGAAAGAAAGAGTTCAGGGAAGTTGGAAAAGTCCTTATTGACTTAATGCTCAAAACTCAAAATTCAAAAGAAAATCTTGAAAAGTTGCTAAAAGATGTTTCTGGGGGTAAAATTGCCATTTGCCCCAGCCTCAAGTAATTGAGGTGTAAATAACGGTTTTATATCGGTCAAAGACCCAGTAGTGGGCAAGACCGAAGGAAACTACATTTGTATGTAGACCTCGAACGACTGACATAACCGACCCATATAATGCTATATTGTATGGGATGAACATACAGTCTGGCATAGGCATAACAATAAGAAACCTATGATGGTTGTATAGCTAGAATAAATCACGGCCACAACAGTGGCAAACAATAGCTTCTGGGCGACTGTATTCACCGCAATATGGGCATTTATGCCATCCATTTGCAATTTTTATGGCGTCGTTGTCTTTGATAACTATACTATGAATTATTGCAATAATCCACAAAAAGAACCCATAAGCGAACCATTTCCAAAAATTACGACCCTTTCGATAAGCGATATTAGCAGGAATTAAGGCTAGTGGCCCAGATACAAATGTTATGGTTGCTACGTCTTTACCTAAAAAGGCTCCAATCAAGCATAATACAACACAAACCCACACCCCTTTTAATGTTTTACGCAATGGTGTATCCATGTTATTCACCTCGTGATAATTTATATCTATATTATACAACAAATTTATTACTGTTCCAATAGAAATGGCAATGGAACAAATTAGCAGCAAGTCTTGATTTTTCTACATACATGAACGCTTTACAACTAAGCCTGACTTCTTATGGTTTTACGCAAGAACAGGTTGGTATGCAAATGAACACTTTGCAGAGAAGGGTAACTGCATTGAAGCAGGCATTAATCAATCTGACTACATCTACCAATGGAGGAGTATCTAATGCATTAAAAGGATTGGTCAATGTTCTTGTATCTTTAATTCAGCATTTAAATAATGTTCCTGTGCAACAATTAGGTTTCACTATTTTGATGAATGTTATTGCTTTGAAAGGCCCTGCTATTATTAATATCCTTAACCGAATGAAAAATTCTGTTCTAGGTGTTGGGCAAGCATTTAACTCTCTTGGTAAAATGGGTAAAGCAAATGTGTTTGTTGCCGTGGCTACAGTTATATACGACGCTTGCTCTGCGCTAGGGATGTTTGATATCGCAACTACCAAGGCTAGTAAAGAGCTTGATAAACTTAATCAAAAAATAGAGGTACAGACAGAATTAGTTGCACGACAAGAGCAAGGTATTCAGTCTTTAGACACGCTCGCCGAAGCATGGCGAACTATTAACGAAGAACTGGCCCAATATAATGAAGGCTCTAGTGAATACCAAAAATTAGCCGATGAGAAGAATCAGGTAGAGCAAACTTTCATTGATTTACTCGGAGAAGAAGACGAACAAACCTTGATTAACGAGGGCGTTTCGGAAGAGGCTATAGCTAATATAAAGCAAAAGAAGCAAGACCAGATTAATGCAGAAAAAGTAGGTATTAGCGAATTACAAAAAGCTTCTGCGGAAAAATCAAGACGACTTATTAAACAAGCTCATGATGAAGCTGAGGCTATTCGCAATGAAACAAACGGGACTTTAGGATTATCTTGGGCATTGTTAAAGCAGGGCGATTATATTGATGCTTTATCTGTAGCTGCGAGACGTTTCTCTCAAGCTTTTCAAAAAGCGGCCGTTACTGTATTAGATTATATTATCAAAATGAATGATGCCTGGAATGAATCTTTTATTGGCAAGCTCGCCAATAAGACCGGAATGGCTGTTATTTCTACAGCTTCATCCTCTATTCTCCATTCGTTGCGCGACACTATTCAGGCTGGATACGATTATAACGAAGCTGTAATTAATGATATTAAATCATCAGATGCCGATTCAGTCCTTGCCGATGCGCTCGAAAAAGTTAAGAACTTGCAAGGTAATTTCGGCGGTCGTGGCGGAACTAGTGGCGATGATATTGGCAAACAATTAATCACAGACCCAATGGGCGGTTCTGAGATAGACGACAGCGGTTCTGGAAAATCTAAAAAAGGGAAAAAGGTCAAAACACCTCATGAAGGCAAACCTTCCTATGACGGCATTGAATTAAAAGAAGTCAATGAAGACAATTACAAAGACGATTCCAATGCTACTGGTGGATTAACCCCAGATACAGTTGCAAAATTGAGGGTATTGGATGAAGCCGTATACACTAAATTTGGTGAACATGTTCGAGTATCGTCTTCTTATCGTCCAGGAGATACGGGGAGCAATCATAGCGCAGGCGTTGCATTTGACCTTTCTGGTGGCGTTATGGATGACCCTGACAAACGCTATTGGGTTGAACATTTAGGCCCGTATTTGGGTTTATTCGTCATCCCCGAATATTCTGGAGAAGCCGGGGCTAGTTTCGCTAGAGGTGACAACGTTCATTTTTCCAATGTCACGCCTGGCATTTATGGCGAAACCAGATGGGCGGAAGGTGCATGGTCGGAAGATAATGCTGCTCCTACATTAGGGACAATTCTTGGCAAAGGCATTGATTCTGGTAAATCGCAATATGTAGACAATTCTGTTCAGCGTCAAGTTTATGACCTTCTTTATTATAAAATGGGTCTTACTGATAAACAGGCGTGGGCTGTTATGGCTAACATTGACTGGGAATCTGGATTTGACCCGACTAAGGAACAATCACCTGGTAGCTCTACATTGGGTATTGGATTAATGCAATGGTCTGACGATAGACGGCAGGCGTTAGAGCAATTCGCCGCTGATAGACATACTAGTTGGCAAGACCTTCAAACTCAGTTAGAGTTTATGATGTATGAATACAACGGTAGTGAATCAGAAGCATGGCAGAGATTTAAAAACTTTGTCACGGATAGCACCACGCCTGAGCAGGACGTTGGTTTCTTTGCTGGGCCAGATGGGCTTGAACGGGCAGGGATTATTAACCTTGCTGGTCGTATGACTCATTATTACGACTACGATAGCCACTACGCTAAAGGCATGTCTTTCTACGACTCCAACCCTTCAAAACAGAAGAAGAAGGAAATCACGCCAGAAGAAAGAGCTGAAAAAGAAGCACAACGACTCCAGCAAATGTTTAGTGCTATTGATAAAAGTCTTGACCTTCTTAGCAAGAGCTTCTCTGGTAAATTCAAAACTATCCTGGAAAGTGTTCAGGAAGACCAGAAATATTTTGGTTCCAACGTAGAAAACACCACAAAACAACTTGATACTTACTCCCAGCAACTCAAGAGTGTTGTCTATATGCAGAACCAATATCAGCAAGCAATGACAAAGGTCAGCACGTTCCTTGATGATAAAGGTGTAAGGGCTGTACTTGGTGTATCCAAGGATAAATTCTTAGAAGCTGATTTGTCGGAACAGCAGAAAATGATGAGCAAGCAGGTTACAGGCACTAAACTTTACCAGCCTACGATTGTGGCCTTGAATGGAATTATGAAGCTCAAGCAGAATATCCAGAAGCAGGATGAAGAATACCATAAAGTACAGCTTCAATGGGTTGATACATACCAGAAACGGTTGAAAAATCTTTACGAAGATACTATATGGTCTGAACAGGCTAGTATCAAAGAATGGGAAACCCGTCATAGCAACGAAAAGTATGATGATTGGTACAAGTATTTTGCAGAACAAGACCATCTGGAAGCCATTGCAAGGCAATATCGTGAAGAATATGAAGAAGCTCAGGAGCCTTTACTCGACGAAAACGGTCATCAAGTATACGACAGCGAAGGCAATCCCCTTAATCAGATAGAAAATGACCCTAAAAAGCTGGAAGAATTAAGGGAAAAGTGGTTGAGTGCAGAAGAAGCTGCTAAGAAATATTCTGCTACGTTACGGAACAGCGTCCAAGACTCTTTCCATGATTTGACGAAATCAGTGTTACTCGAAGGTGGTTCTTTACGGGATAAGTTGAAAGAACTTTGGAAAGGATTGGCAGACGATGCCCTTAGTCTTCTCCTTAGCGGTGGCAAGAGTGGCACAAATAGTCCATTAGGCAACTTACTTCGTATGTTTGTATTGCGTCATCAACAACAGAACGTCAAATTCTACGATAAACAACACTTTGATTATGGTAGCCAAGCTATGTGGAATACGTCGGCAGAACAGTTCGGTGCTTATGATTTCAAGCCACAACGTAACTATTGGCGTCAATTCATGGGGCAGGCAAAGTATTTGTACTATAACCCTATGCCCATTGATATGCTGTATCCAGAAGCAAAGGAAGCAGGTTCGGAAGCTTATAGGGGGAATTATAAAGGGTTTAGGGCTGTAGACCTAGTAACGGCTGCTACAAAGTTCGACGGTAAACCGCTCAACCCATTGAACCCTGTTCCTGTTACGATTGTCAATGGTGGCCCATTACAGGACGCTCTTACGGACATCCCGAACGCACTTACCAATCAGCCTACTACGCCGTCCAGTGGTGCATTTAACTATGGTCAGCTTGGCAGCTTCAATGGTGGTATCGTAGGGCAGAAACCTTCTAATCCGTTTGTTAATGCCACAAGATATAACTGGATAGGGCAGTTTGCGAACTATGGTAATGGTGGCTGGGGAGTTATTCCTATCGGTCAAAAATTGGGTATATTTGCTAACGGTTTGCCTTGGTTGTTTAGTTTGTTCGGTCATCATGCAGAAGGTGGAGAAGTCGACAAAGAACAAATTTCCTACCTTGCAGAAGGAAACAAAAAGGAATATGTCATCCCTACACAAGCTCATCGTAATAGAGGTATTGCTTTATGGCAAAAAGCTGGCAAGGATTTAGGTGTTTTAAGAGACGGCTCTCCTGTTGAACCAGACTTTAAAAATAAAGACATTGCCCAAAATGGTGTTATGTCTGTCCAGGTTAAACAACAGGCTATTTATATGGAACAGATGAAGCAGCAGAACAGAACTCTGCTAAACATTCTTACGACCATTGCCGACAATCAACAGGCAGGAGGAAACGGAACAACCATGGCTCAACCGATTGTTATGAAGCAGTCTATGGATATGGATGATTTTGGGGAAATGTTAAACCGTTTCAACCGATACGGCTACAATCGTTGATTTTTTATAAAAAACTTTTCTAAAAATGGTTTCAAAAATGGCAATGTTTAGCTATATAGTGGAGGGGTAATTTATATCCCTCCACATATAACCAAAGAGGTTATTATGAAAGAGAATTTGAGTAAGTACATTGGTCTTATTCACAAGTACCAAGGCAGCGGAAATTATTGTGATTGCTTGAACTTGGTGCAAATGTTTTATAAAGACCATGGATATAAGCAAGATTTTAACGATGGTCGTCCAAGACCTAAGACATGGGGCAACTATATCAACCATGAACCGACTAGAATGGTTCGATATTTGGTCAAGAATTTTAAAAAGACAAAGAACATAGATGACCTTGAATATGGAGATGTGATTTTGACAAACATTGCAGGTGATGCTCATTTAGGAGTGTATATTGGTGATGGGAAAGCTTTGGCTATGCAGATTCCTGTAGTGGAAGGAAAGTCAAAAAGCACTATTTATAAACGTAAGTTTTGGGAACCATATTTCAAGGCAGGGTTTAAGAGGTGATTAGATGGCAGATGCAAATACAGATACCCCTAGTATGCTTCCTAAATTTCCTTTACCGTATGTATTTGAGATTACAACAGATAAGAAGTATGCTACTAAGACAGTGGTATTCAATAGTCAAAAGAAACAAGTACAGATTCTATCTAAGAACCCTATTAAGAGCTGGTCTATCTCTGTAAGAGGTACGAAAGACGATTTGGAAACGTTGACTAATTTCTTTGATAATCGTTTTGGTAACGGTTATCCTTTCACTTTTACAGATGAATTTGACAATGAGCAGACCGTCCGTTTTTCTAGTCCTCAATTAACAACAAAGGTTAAACGTGATTTTGACCCAACGTCTCCGACCAATGGGTCTGTTGTTGGGTTTGAAGCCACGATTTCGTTAGAGGAGGTACTTTAGTTGGCAGTTAGCTTACCTGTTAAGATGGCAGAAGCGAAGGAAGCTGGGCAGAACTTTTTTATTGAGTTGTACAAGTTATTCCTTCCTTCCTATACGCTAACCATTGCTTCGTGTGATGAAGATATTTTGTTTAATAAAGAAAAATACCTTGGATTCCCTGTAAAACGCGGAGAAATCACCAAGACGGTCGATAGCCGAGTTGATAACTGCGAAATTGAGATTTCAAATACTAATGAATATTTCACATTGGCGTTATTCAACGGCAAGAATTTTTTAAATTGCCGGGCATTGATTTATAAAATTCTCTACCCTGATTCATTGAAAGACCCATCTATCGTACAACTCATTTTTTATGGACAGGTAGATACTCCTCAACTTACTGAAAACGGCACATTCAAGTGTTCTATTGTATCCGACCTCCCAAACATGAACTCATGTCGCACAATGGGGTACTCTTGTACAAATACATTCGGTGATGAAAATTGTAAGCTGAAACCGAACGAAATGATGGGTGTATGCACCTTGGAAAATAGGTCATGGAACGGTATCAGTCGGCAATGTATAGTAGACAGTCGTTTAGGAGATTTGGACTGGACGAATGGTGTAGCTGAAATTGATGGGGAAGCACGGCGTATCATTCATTCTGAAACTGGCTGCGTATATTTAGAGTATGCTTTCCCAACAAATATAGATGTATCAGACGGCTATTGGATTCGCCAGAATTGTGACAAAACGCAGGAGTCTTGCAAGAAACTTGGTAATTTGATTCATTACGGTGGTTTTCCGTTCGTTCCGTTTGAATATAGTGTTAAAACGTAAGGGGTGATTATTTGGGTAAACATCATGGTAAAAGGCATAAGAGCGGCTTAGGAAAAGTCCTTGGCATCGCTGGTTTTGCAGCAGGATTTGCTTTCCCTGGTGCTTTTGGTATGGCCGTTTCTGGTGTTGGTAGAGTTTCGGCTGCTATATTTGGTTTATCGTTAGGTACGACCATTGCTTCTGCATTTGCTAAAACTGGCACTGTTTCGACTGCCTCTTTTGACTCTAAAATGAATACCGTTAGTTCCGACTCAAGAATCCCCCTTGTTTATGGTACTCGTAAAATTGGAGGTCTGCAATCGTATCACCATTATAATATCAAAGGTAAAAGCCTGACCAAGGACGTAATTATTGGCGAAGGTGCCTTCTCTGGTTGCTACGGTATTACAGCCAACAATTACTGGGTAAAAAATAATATAAACAATAATATTTTTGGCTTAATGAACACTAAGTATAGCGACGCAAGAGCAAGAATTGATGGTCATACATTAAAATTATATTGCAATGGTCATGAAGACGGAATTTATTTAGATAAGCATGATAACGTAAAAGATGACCAGTCTAACGATTATAACTGTTCATTAGCTAAGTTATACGAACGTATTGAGGGCATTAATTACGACTCTTATTTTGTAGACAGAGGTTGGAAAGTTATTCGTCCTATCGTTACGGATGATGACCCTTATGCTTTAGGTGGCCGTGGTTGGGGTGGATGCTATAATAGCACGGTATGGTTTTGGCAAGGTGATTACGAAACCAAAGATTCATATGTAACTTTTTATGATGGGACTCAGGGGCCTCCGTCTTATTATCTTAAAACAGGTGCATACCCTAATATGGCCTATCTCCATGCTTATTTGAAGTATACCGAAAAACTTGGTTCTGGCAATCCGACAGTTACTTGTATTGCTCAGGGCCGTAAAATCTACGACACTCGAACAGGTAAATGGCAATATTCTGAAAACCCTGCTATGATTGTCCGTGACTATTTATTAAATAAGACGTTTGGCTCTGGCTATTTTATTACGCAAGATATGCTTGACGAAGATAGCTTCAAAGAGGTTGCTAATTACTGCGATGAACAAATTAGTCGTTACGATGGTGCAGGCCGAGTTGTCAAAGAGCCTAGATACACACTAAATTTAGTATTTGCAGAAAAACAGTCGTACTTAGACCATTTACAACAAATGTTGGCTTGTTTTGCTGGCTTCTTGGTTTTCTCAAATGGTAAGGTAGCTTTACATATAGAAAAAGCAGAAAGTCCTGTATATGCTTTCACAGACGATAATATTATACAAGGTAGTATTTCTTACAAAGCTCTCTCTTCTACAGACGCACCTAACAGACTTTGTATGAAATATATTGAACCTGTACTTGATTGGACTTCTACATCTGCTATTGTAGAAGATTTGCAAGACCAGGAACCCGCTCCTATTGGCCGTGGTAAAATTGTATCTAAAGACGTTAATTTGATTGGTGTTACTTCACAGTCACAAGCATTGCGTCTTGGTAAATTGTATCGAGATATTATACGTCTTTGTCCCGTTACGATGACTTTTAAAACAGCAATGCAAGGTATGCATCTTGAACCAGGCGATATTGTAACGGTAACTCACAACGTTATCATTAATAACGAAGTGCATGAACTTTTTAAGGACATGCCTGTTCGTATTACCGAAATCAAGGATGATAACGGCGAATTTACGTTGACCTGCAAACAGTATAATGCATCTATCTATGACGATGCATTAGGTGGCAATTTAAAGACTTATTCGTATACAGACCTTACGGAACAGTACCTTAGAGATTCAGTTAATATGACTGGCTGGTACGAACCGCCTGCTGATGTGGCTGAGTTAAAAGCTACCATTTCTAAGGTAGACGGTTCAGAAGTAGATTTGTTGTGGAGTCCTGTTGAGGGGAATACGATTAAAGGGTATAAGTTGTACGTGAATGATAAATTGCAAGGCAACATCATTACAGACACTAAGTATGTATATAACTGTCCTGCTACAGGTGATTATACTTTTAAAGTTGTCACAGTAGATATCTATGGTGGCGAATCGGTTAACCCTAAAGAGATTCAACTCCATGTCGTTTGCGAGCCAACAGAAGTTTTTAACTTTGCTGCCACGATTGACAAACATAATCGCTCTAAAATTAACTTTACCTGGAACGCTAACAAAGAAGTAAATATCAGTTATTATGAAATTCGTCTTGGCTACACATGGGACACTTCTCCTGTCATTGTTAATAAAATTAAATCCCTTGATGCTTCTTATATTGTTCCTGTAACTGGCTATTACCGATTCATGATTAAAGCGGTTGATGCAAATGGCCGTTATAGCTTAAAGGAAGCTTCTATTGAACGGCAGATTACCGTTGAGCCTCCTTCTCCTATTGATTTTATCGTTGTACAGTCGGCTACAGATAAATCAAAAGCAAAAGCTTCTTGGACAGTCGTTGACGGGGATGATATTTCCCAGTATATTTTACGCGAAGGTGATTCGTGGGATACGGGTAAACTAATTGGCGTAACCACGAACTCATGGTTTGATATTATCCTTGACGAAACCCGCACGTATACATTTATGTTAAGGGCGCAATCAACTAACGGGCATTATGGGGCAGTGTCAAACTGTGTCGTAACATATTCCGTTGCCCCTGCTGATGTAACAGGTTTTACAGTATCTCAAAGTTTGACTAACAGAACTAGAGTCACATTGTCTTGGGATGCCCCAGAAGAACAGGATATTGCTTATTATATCCTTAAAGAGGGTAATGTATGGGATTCAGCTAAAATTGTTTCTGCACGAATTTTTGGTACGATATATGAGCTTGCTGTAGCAAATGATGGCGACCATACATGGATGATAAAGGCAGTGACGACGGCAGGGAATGAAAGCCAGTATCCTGCTACAATTACGGCTTCTTTCAATTTGCGTCCGAATAAAGTACAGTCTATTCAGGCCACCCAGAATAAGAATGACATTTCTATTCTTAATATCAACTGGTCGCCTGTCAATGATAGTGACTTAGCTGGCTATCAGGTGAAAATTGGTGATAATTGGACGAGTGGAGAGCCGTTGCCATTTACTCGTGAACTATATGCCACTTATAACATGAACACTTCATCGTCTTTCAAGATTATGATTAAAGCGAAGAACAATGCTGGTTTATATAGCGATGAAGCGAGTATTCAATATTACGCAAAACTTGAACCTGACGATGTACAGGGTTTGGTAGCGTTTCAAAACGGTAATTCGATTGAATTATATTGGGATAAAGTTACTCAAGATGATATAGTCGGATATGAAGTTCGTGAGGGGCTGTCATTCGATACATCTTCGGTTGTAGAATCACAGATTACATCCATTAGTGATGTTTTATCTATTGACATTCCTAGAACATATAAATACTATGTCAGAGCTATTAATCAAAGTGGGCATTTGAGTAAACAACCTGCGCGTGTCTCTATAGTAGTGTCCAATTTGCTTCCTAGAAATGTTATTGAAAGCTATGACATTATCGAAAAACATGGAGGGGTTTGTAATTTAACTGAGTTCACCAAATCAGGTTATAATTTTCAGACTATCGGTGGCAGATTTTCTGATTATCCCAAGACACGGTTTCAAGATATGGGAGGCGCACAGGTTCTCAAGTTGAAACATAATCGTGCATGGGACATGAGTTCTAAGTCAAAAACCATGGTATATATTCCAGATTGCGAGGCCCAAATGCCGACCGACTGTATTTCCATTATATTAAGTTTATACAACGAAGACTGGAAGACGGCTGCGAATGGTAATCATGAAACGTCTAATGGCTGGTTGGTACAGTTTGTAAATGGAAATGTAGAGTTCACTGTCAATACTAAATCACATGGTCAGCAACAAGTGACAAAACCAGTAACATCATTGTCTGATGGGTGGCATTACTTTTTCTTTGGTTTCAATAACGGGAAGCTCAGTATAAGCATAGATGATGGAGCAGCCACAACGAAAGATATTGGAAATGATAGTCTTGTATATACAGATGTTACAAATATAACAGGTAATTGCGGACGATTTGAGGGTTCTATGAACTTATTGGCCCTTTATAATAGACCACTCACGGCAACAGACAAGAGTGATTTGCTAGACAGTTATTTATTTGCTGATGATTTAATTGGCTTATACCTGTTTAATGAAACTGGCTTTACTGTTCATGACTATTCAAATACTAAAAATCACGGTGTTGTTCTTGGTGATTTGTTAGCTATTACAAATGTTTATTATCACCGTGGGGAATATTATAGCGACATTATTGATATCGGAAAAGAGTCGAATTGTAATATTTCTGTACTGTTTTTGTCTACAGCAACAATGTATGGCGGCAAAGCCGAATTGCAATATAGTCAGTCTACCGATGGTAGTTCGTGGTCTGAGTGGGCTACGTTTAAGCCGGGTCAACGAACCTTCAAGTACATTAAATTTAAAATACTTTTGGTTTCGTACAATTCATCTTTAGAGTCTCCAGAAGTTAATAAGTTTGTTGTTAATATTGACGTTCCTGATAAAGATATTGCTATGTCCGTAGATATTGTACAAGGCGGACAAACGGTTAAGTATGGTTATTCGTTTCACCAAGTTCCTGCTGTAGTTCCTGCTGCTGTAGGTGAAGGGCTTCATGCGGAATTGGTAAAAAAATCGAATACGGATTGTGAAATCAAGATTAAAAATGCTAAGAACGAGGATGTGGGCGGTAAAGCCGACATCCATATTAGAGGATTCTAAGGAGAGAATAATTTGGCTTACAACAAAGATAAACCAGCAGATAACGATTACCTGTCAGAGTTCCCTGCTTCTGAGAGAGAACAGCAACGAGCAATTATTAATGACCAAATCGTAGACGCTGGACATTTGAAAGGGTTGATTCCTGGTAATGCTGACGGGGATATACCTATTAATAATGGTAATGTTAATGTGAACCTCAACGCAGACACATTAGATGGAAAACATTCGTCGTTCTTCTCCCCAGACGGTCATCGTCACGATAACGCGACGACCAATAGTGACGGTTACTTGAGTAAAGAAGATAAAGGGAAGCTTGATACAGTAGCTACAGGGGCAGAGGTTAATCAGAACGCTTTTGCAAATGTTAAAGTGGATACAGTTACCTTACAGGCTGACAATAAACAAGACACCTTGTTTATGAACGCAGGGAAGAATATTTCTTTAACTGCCGATTCTGATAATGACAGCATCACTGTTGGGGTAACAGGTACAGTCGATGTAGCAAATAAAGCAAATGCATTGGCAAAAGCTATCAATCTATCACTTAGTGGTAAGGCTGTTGGTAATGTAGTGACTGATGGCTCTAGTGATGCAAATATTGAAATCACGGAAGTCCACGCAGATGATTCCAAAGAGTCCGACCATGCCAAGGATGCAGACCATGCTACTAAAGCCGATAAGGCTACTAATGCCGACTTGGCTACCAAGGCTACAACCGCGGACGTAGCCACAAAAGCTAATGGACTGTCTAAGCCTATTACAATTAAAATTCACGGTATGACAGCTGGGCAAGGCACGTTAGATGGCACGACTAGCATTATTGATATCAAGACAACAGCTCTCCCTGACCAATTTAACAATATCGCCGTTCCTGCATCTCGGACTGCTTCGTATGAAGTTGGGCCTGTTGGGGGAGAAATAAAACGAACAATTGGTCTTAATGATGGCATAGCTGCTGGCACATATTCATTACAAACATTGCTTAATATATTGGTACAGCGTTGCCATTGGCACACAGTAAATTCCACCAATTGTAATTGTAAGTGCGCTTGTAACTGTACAGACAACGATGAAGAATGACATATTATCCAGGTCGATTATGTATACCATTTGGAATACAATGTAATCTTCATTGCAAATATTGTTACCGTGACATATGCCATAAAGAAATCCCAACTAATGTTACATCTGATTTCTTAGACTATATATCGTCTGCTCCTAAAGGGACATATGCTATCATCGCAAGTGGCGGCGAACCTTTATGTAACTGGAAAGAAGTTATAAAAGTATTTGGCTATGCTCCTTCCCATATGCATAAGAAGATTATGACAAATGGTAGCTTGTTAAACAAAGAGATTATTGGCTATATCAACGATAATGATATAGAAGTACATTTATCATATGATGGCAATATGAGCAAATACTTGCGTGGGTATGATGTGTTAGATGATAAATTGGCATTAGTTAGACAGGTACATAATCTACGCATCTTGTCAGTTATTACAAATAGAAATACAGATGTATTGCAAGTATACAGGGAAATAAAAGAGAAATTACAACGGCCATTTTATTTTTCACATAGCGTAATAGTTAACAGCCCAACTAATCAATCACTGATAGACGGGTTCGATTACGATACATACGAGCGGTCGTTATGTGAATTGCTCGTCTCAGAAGATAAACTACCTACAACATGGTATCACAATAAGAAACCGTCAAGATTAGGATTTAATTATCTACTTGACGGTTCTGTGGTAGGTATCCATACATTGAACAGGTATGGTTCGGTATGGGACGATGAAGAAACTTTACTGAATAACTTTTATAAAACAGAAAATACATACAAATGTTTGAATAGGACTTGCTATATACGTGACATATGTGGACAGGATTTCGCTAATGCAAGTGACCATATGTGTCGTATAGAAAAAATTAGACAGAACGTTTTTGCAATGCTTAATAACGGAGGAGTAGGCCAATATGTCAGAGCTTGATATTAATAGAATTAATATAATGATGGGTAGTAAATGTAATTTTAATTGTAGGCATTGTATCCAAACAGATGCAATGAATTTCGAGAACCCCAATAATATACATGAACAAGTATTCGTATATATAGAACATCTGGTAAATATACGGTCCAGTTTTAAGCAAAAGCTGTCGCTGATGTTTTGGGGTGGTGAGCCGTTGCTCTATATGGGCGTCATTGACCAATTTGTGCAACGTTTAGGCGACAAAGTTCAGTATGGAGTGGTAACAAATGGTTCATTGCTGACAAATAAACTGGTAGATTATTTTAATGCCAATAAATTCAATGTCGTACTTAGTAATGATGGTGTAAATACAAACCATGTACGGCCATTCAATATGCTTGACAACGATAATTTTATCCGACTGTTTAATAAACTGGACAACAGGGCCATTGACGCATGTATAACGGCATACAATCAGGATTATTATGTGTTATGGGATTATATAGAATCAAAGTTAGGTAAAGACATCTGGATAAACCATGAAATGCTTGAATGTACATGGGATATGCCAGAAGATTTATATAATTTCGATTTTGATGCTTATAAAAAGACAATGCAAAGAATCGTGGCTGATGCTCGTAAAGCTGTAGTTAATCGTAAAGCTAATCGCCCACTTATGCTGTTGGAACAAATGGTAAAACGTATTGCTAAGATTGTAGAAAAAAAGGAAATCGGACTCAGATGTTCCCAGATGCAGAGCATGATTAGCATAGATTTGGCAGGAAATGTATATGCATGTCACAATGGATGCGGTTTGTTAGGAACAGTAAATGATGAGTTTGAAAAACTGTATACTAATTTCTCCTTGCATTTCAGGAAGAAGGATAATTCTGATTGCAATGCCTGTCCATATCTTGCTATATGTGGTTATGGCTGTCTGAACTCTATGCCATCAAAAGGGAAAGATGCCTGTTGCAAATTAAAGAAAATATTCTTCAACGCCTGTCTTGATTTCATCCGCTCAACAGAGACGACATTTGAAGAAGTGGACATGGAGGATTCTTATGATTGTAATTAGAAAACCTTTACAAGAAAAGCAGAAGCCGGAAATAGATTATACGATATCAAAAGATGATAAAGGCATCACGCTTACATTTAAAGGGACTGTCAGGGACTATGACTTAAATGAGACAGTTGAGTTGCCTTTTGATGTATATAAAGGGAAAGTGTTACAGTTGTCATTACAGTGGACGTATACATGCGAGTTGCGTATATCCCCGTTGTATGAGATGACATCCAGATACTATTCTGTTTCCGCTAATCAAAACGAAGAATATAAATTGTGTCGTGTGTCTATTGCTCCAGATTGTAAAGATATTGTTGTATTCTTGGAAAAAACCACTGATTACACCTGTCCAGATGCAGAAAATATCGTCATGCCAAAAGGGACGCTAACTAAGACACAGATTATTCAGCAATACTCGCCATTCTACAAAGAACGGTGTGACTATATACATAAAAAAGTTACGATGATGAAGTCTGTAGACATCTACAACACCGTGGCATATTTGGAATCACAAGTAGACGCATTGACACGTCTGGTATTACAGATGACGAACAGTCAGAGCAATGCTGCTGAAATATTACGAAAAGCAGATAAGTATAGCGTATTGGATATAAAAGATAAAGACAAGATTTTGCAAGAACTTGAAACCGATAAGAAGAATGTAAGGGATATGCAGAAGGAGTATTATGACAAAAACTAAAAAAGTTGTTTTAAAATTTGGCGGAAAATGCAATCTCACGTGTAAGCATTGCCATTGCTTGCGTACCAATTACGAATTTAACCCAGATATTGTTGACTGGATAAATAATAGGGAAACAGAAGACTTACATATGTGTGGTGGTGAACCTTTCTTGTATTTTGACATGATGAAGAAAATCATCCCACAACTGACTACCATTAAACGTTTCCACACAACAACAAATGGGACTGTATTGAATGATGAAATGGTGGATTTCTGTAATAAGTACAATATTATCACTGCCGTTTCCTATGACGGCCCAGACAGCCAACGAACACCATGCCTGCCAAACTATGATGCAGTAGGTAAAATCAAAGTTAATGGTGTGTCCCAGGTATTCTATCATGGCAATACAGATATGGATAAAATCATATTTGAGACACGTAAATTAGGGAAAGCTCATGGGATGCTCGCAGGAGAATGTGTAACCAATATCCCTGCATTTGTACATCAAACAAAAGACAACCCGAATAGTGACACAACAAAGGAAGATGTAGACAGCTATATCAAGCAATATGCCAAGCACTTGGAATTAGGGTTAATGGGCTATAATCCAGATGAGAGTATATTTAGTTTAGGAGCAGCTCATGCGTTTATCCGTCATTTTATCAACCATAAACCTTATGAAGTTGGTTGCCGTTGTTGTAATCCGAATAATATTACTGTAACGCTTGACGGTCGCTTCCTTCTTTGTCCATATGGCGATACATATGTTGGCGATATCTACAAAGGCGTTGACTGGGATTTAGTTGAATCACATATTCCAGATAAATGTAAAGCATGTCCATTTAAATTGCTTTGTGGCCCGTCTTGTATTGCTAATATTACAGATAACGAGTGCTATATTTTTCGTGTACTGTATCGTCATTATAAGAAATTACTCAAGAAATACAATATTGATGAAACAGCTTTGCTCAACAGGCCAGAATGGAGTGAAGAATAATGGCAATTATTGTCAATGAAAATAAAGGCTATACGCAGGATGAATTTAAGGGTTATTTAAAGAAGACTATTGATGCTATAGTGCCTCAAGTATCTGAATTAAAGACAAGTGCAGAGCAGTCCGCCACAGCGGCAGCTTCTTCGGCGTCTTCTGCAAGCATATCTGCTACGAACGCATCTAAATCAGAAGTAAATGCTAGAGCTAGTGCAAATTCTGCTACATCTTCCGCTACTGCGGCTGGTACATCGGCTACTAATGCAAAGACATCAGAAACACATGCGGCCACATCTGAGACAAATGCTAAACAGGCTTTAGTAGAATCACAAAAAATACAGAAAGAAGTAGAATCCGCATTAACTAAGGTAACTGGTTTTGCTAAATATTCCGGTTCTGTTTATGACTATAACTACCTTCCTACAACGGGGATGAACACTGGCGATGTCTGGAATATCGTAAACGCTGATGCCACCCATCAGATTAAAGCCGGGGACAACGTTATCTGGAATGGTAAGGCTTGGGATAACTTATCCGGTTTCGTCGACTTGTCTAATTACCCGACAAACAGTGATGTAGCAAAAGCAATCGTTGATACTACCTATTCCGGTGGTACAATTACCTTTATCCATAAAGATGGTTCTAAGTCTACAGCTACTATTGAAGGTACTTCTGGAAGTACTTCGCACGCTATACAGGCAGACCAAGATGGCGATGGTAACGTTATCACAGACACTTATGCTAAAAAGACAGATGTTCCGGCTGTTACGGTATCTGGGAATACAATTTCGTTCGGAAGTATCACGATTGGGGTTGATTAAATGTCAAAATACATTAGTGTGACGAAAGCGAATGGAGATTTAGAATATATTAAACTTGCAGATACAAAAGAATATGGTCACAGCTATTTTCCTGTTTTATGCTCTGATGGCGTGACTCGGTATGCACAGCTCGGAGAAAGTACAGATAGTAATGTGTCACACTTATGGATAAAGCAAAACGGCGTAAAAAAATATTTTATAAGGCAACCCAATGTTACGTCGTATGTTTACTTAACGATGGGTAAATATATAGATATATACGGATTTTCCAATGTTGGTTCTTTGAAATTTGGGGCAATCAGCGGCACGTTTACGTACAACAGTAAAACAGTTACCGTCCTAACTTTTGAGTTTTATAACCCGTATGTCGATTTTGCTATGCAAATCGACGGCGAAACAAGTGGAACTTATAATGCTAATGTCACGCTAATAGACACCGACACGGATAAAAAAGGAAGTATATATTTTAGTGGCATGTATTATCAGAGCTACAGTAAGGCATTTATCGGCGAACAGACACTTTACAGCGGTAATTTATATGATTTTTTCTCGGATAGTAACATCGGGAAGAAGTATGTAATAAAAGTAGATATTGCAAAACAATAATTAAAATTCTTAAATCTTACAATTAAGGGAGAATGAATTGCTCACTTCTATTATCACATCATTAACCGTAACAGCAATTACAACATGTTGCGCTTATATATGGGGTCGCTATTGTAGTGACCAGTCATTAAAGAAAGGCGTACAGTCGTTACTCAGAAATTCCATGCTCCAATCTTACCGTAATTTTAAGCAAAATGGTTGTACCGTACAAGACAAATCTGACTTTGAGAATATGTACCTTTGTTATCATGCATTAGGACAAAATGGAGTTATGACAGAAATCTATCATGAAGTCATGGGGATGGATGAACGTGAATGAAACAAAAGATAATTGAATTAGGTAAGTGGGGGCAGCATAACTGGCTCCCCCTTATTATCATCATGTCTATCTGCATGATGATTTTTTTGTGTACCGTAATGGTTTCGTGGCTGGTCGGGTTCTGGGCTAATGCCTTGTTGGGTATGCACTTTGAATTAGCTTCCTGCTGGAGTGGTATTAGTGTAGTCGTAACTGGCATGGCAGGCATTGTAGCTTTAGCTGGTGCTTGCTGGACTAAATACCATACAGACAGTAAATTCAATACTCCCATGGGTCAACCCCCTAGGACTCAAACAGTGGTACAAAATATGATTAACCGTACTATAGACAATAAGCATTAGAAAGGACAAATAATAGATGAAAGTTATCGACATTTCTGATTGGCAAGAAGGCATTTCTTTTGATTCTATCGTAAACGCTGGTTTTGAAGGCGTAGTTATCAAGGCATTTGAAGGGCAGAATCCTACATCATGCTTTGAAGATTTCAAAAATGAAGCTATCAGCCATGGCCTTAAATGGGGTATCTATCTGTACACCAATGCATATACCACAGATGACGCTCGTAATGAAGCTCACGCCGTTATCAATCTGCTTAACGGTGAAGTTCCTAGTCTTGGTATCTGGTATGACATTGAAGACGACCCTGAAAGTTTTAATCATCCTATTCCCTGGCTGACTGGTATTCCCGACCCTACAGGACGTGCTTCTGCTTTTATTTCCGAACTTAACGCTGCTGGTTATTCTGCTGGTATTTACGCTGGTTATTATACGTTGCGTGACTATATCGCAACTGATGAATTAGCGGATTATGTCCCTATCTGGTATGTCCAGTATAGCAACTCGTGTGACTTTGCAGAAGTTTGCAGTAATCTTCGCATGGTTGCATGGCAGTATACGTCGAGTGGTCAGATTGACGGCTGGGATTATGGCCTTGATTTCGACAAATGGTATGAATAATGCATTACTTCGGTGGTAAGTTCAAAATTAGTAAGGATTTAGCAAATATACTGAATCCGATTACTAAAGATAAGCCATTCGTTGACCTATTCTGTGGTGCTTGTAATGTAGTCGAAAAGATTACTACGGCGTCATCCAGGACAGCTAACGATAATAACCCATATTTGATTGCATTGCTGAAAGCTGTACAAGATGGCTGGGAACCACCAGCAGTTTGTACAGAGGAGCAATATAACTATACCATGAGCCACTTAGACGAGAATCCTGCTTTAAGTGGCTTTATTGGTATTGGTTGCTCATATAGTGGCGGTTGGAAGAACGGATACGCTAGGTCGATTGACAAGGGTCATAATTTCCCAAGAGAAGCTCACAATACCCTTCTTAGGCAGAAGCCGAAATTGGGGGGGTAGTATTTGCTTCCTATAGCTATGATAAGGCTCCTATCCCGTATGGCTCAGTAGTTTATTGTGACCCTCCCTATAATGGGACAACCAATAAATATTATACTCGTAAATTTGACTATGACTCTTTTATCAAATGGGTAGAAGCAAATAAAGGCAAGTATGATATTTATATCAGTGAATACAAAAAAACGTATCCAGTTGGCCTACCAGTTATGAAATCGTATGGGAAAAGGAATCTTGCCAGGAAATAGCTAATCGTAAAAAGACTACAGAGGTATTGATTCACGCGAGGTAAAAATGGATGAAAAACGGAAGAAAACTATTGCTATCGTTGTTTGCGTTCTGCTTGTTGTGGCTGTCTTTTCCTTTGGTTGGGTACTCAGCAGACACTACAGCGGACTTGAATCCAGTAACGGTAACAATGTCAGAACAACAGTACGAAACTCTCAAAGGCTCAATCAAGACGCTCAAAGAGAACTCAATCAAGCAATCCAATATAATCAATCAGCAGAGTCAGCAAATCAAGACGCTCAAGAATCAGCTGATAGAATCTCAGAATCAAACAGAGAAGCTCAAGCAACAGTTGACAATCTCTCAAACTCAAATGACGAACTCTCAAGGCTCAATGCAGAAGACGCAACAGCTATTGAACGAGCAGAGCAAGTCTTTGACGACGTTGACGGAACAAATCAATAAGGAGTCCCATAAGCGTATGGTAGCACAGCGTCAAAGGGACACCTGGGCTGTATTAGCCGGTCTATTCCTTTGTTCCAGTGCTTACGGAGCTTTAAATTAGCTTGACAAATATATATTCTTATGGTATATGGAGTGTGTAATTAAGTTGATTGCATTGGTTCCAGATTTAACTGCCGCATAGGCAGCTTAGAAAGTAATTATATTCTGGAACCATTTAACTGCCGCATAGGCAGCTTAGAGAGTAGTAATATTATGAAACATATAATCTGCCGTATAGGCAGCTATTACTCTCGTTAGCCGGCATCGCGATGATGTCGGCTTTTTTATGTGAAAAATGCTTGACATATTGTACTACATGTAGTACAATATAATCAGAAAAGGAAAAGAGGATTCCGAAAGGAAAGGAGATACATTATGAAAAAAGAAGATGTTTACAAAAAAGTAGATTTAATGCTGAAACGTCTTGAGAAAGAATCTGGAAAGCGTGGAGATGGACATTTCCCGATGAAGAAAGATATATCTTTTGCCGAATGGAAAGGAAAAAGGTTATATATTAAACTTAACCTAACAGATAGATTTGGCACTCACCGCAAATATGAATGTGGATATATCGACATGGAAACAGGAAAGTATTCATCGAAAGTAAAACCAAGCTACTATTACGGGATTCTAAGCTTGACGCGCCCGAATTACGATAAATTAAAAAATGATTTCATGCCACTGATGTCTGACGACGAAAAACAAGATGTAATTAAGAAAATGTTAATGTGGTATCAAGAAGAGGAAAACATGGCAGCAAATAAAGAATCCCGAAAACCTCGTAAAGCCGTTTATATTGATGGGAAATTTATATATAAGGAGGAATACAGTGGAAAAAAGTAGAAAGAAAGCTAATCAAAAATGGCTCAAAGCGAACTATGAGTCAATCACGATTCGCGTCCCAAAGGGGACTCGTGAACAGATTAAAACTTGGGCTAAGGATGCTGGTCTGAGCATGGCTACCTATATTCAGGTAGCATGTAAAGAAAAAGCCGATGAAATTAAGGAACAAATTAAAAAGGACAGCTTGATATGAGTTGCCATCGCTTCAATTCAATTAATAAACAATAAAAATAACTCCTCTATATTGACCTATTATTGGCCTTTATAAAGGAGTTTGTCTTTTTGCCTATTGATAAAAATGAGAGATGAAAAACAGAGAAAATCATTGAAATAAGCAACTATATTAGCCATTATAAAACAATAATATAAGATAACCATGCGATTCATTGGTATTACATCTTGTAACCATGGGCATCACCGTCGTCTTCGGTACGTCCGTTGCGACCATCTTCGGGGTCTTCCTTATCCCCATGATGTTCATCATCGTAGAAACATTCGGACACAAACGGGTCCGTCCTAAACAAACAGTCGGAAGACTGAAAGATATGTAGTATGAAAAAAGAGGCTGTCTTAATGCAACAGCCTCTTTTTTTGCTTGGCGCCGAATAGGCATGATTAAACCCCCAGTTCAACTGGGGGTAAGTAAAATTTCTTAAAGTAAAAAAAGAACCTCTCATGATACAATGTAGATGGTCTGGCAA